AAATGAAGATACATTACGATGGTGGAGTGAGCAGAGCCCTGAAGCACTTGAAGAAGCTATGGGAGACGGGGGACGTGTGCCATTTAAAGAGTGCATGGAGACCCTTTATAAGTTCTGTTGGAATCGTGATGCTGTTTGGAGTAATGGTGCGAGCTTTGACGTAGTTGTAATGGAAAATGCATTTAGACAAACAAGCGACAAGCCTAATCCTATTCCCTGGCCTTTTTGGACTATTAGAGACACTAGAACTATTTACGACATTACGGGCGTAAAACTTAAAGACGGTGGTCATAGTACTAGTCACAAAGCAGTAGAAGATGCCGAAAGACAAGCTATTGTTGTTCAAAAAGCGTATACTAAGTTAATTAAAGCAGAATTGGTGGCACCAGCAAGATGAGAATAGATAGTGATATTGACATTGACTTTGGTGACAGAGATACTCTATTAAAGTTAATCCCTCACACAAGAGCGGCAATGCGTAATGTTAAGCCTATACGTAATCATGCTACGGGTGTATATATTACAGATGTACCATATGATCCAGTAAACAATATAGCAAGTATTGATTATACAGCGGCAGAAAAGCGTGGCTATTTTAAATTAGATTTATTGAATGTACACGTTTATAGTCAGGTACGTAATGAAGCACATCTTATAGAGTTAATGCATGAACCTGATTGGAGTAAATTAAAAGATCCTGTATTTGTAGAGAAGTTGATTCACTTGAATAATCAGTTCTACAATTTACAAAAGATGCCAGAACCAGTAGATAGTATCCCAAGATTAGCTATGTTTTTAGCTGTTATTCGTCCCGGTAAAAAGCATTTGATCGGTGAAAGATGGAGTGAGATTGCTAAAACTGTGTGGGATAAGGGAACTGATGGATATGTGTTTAAGAAAAGTCATAGCCTAGCCTATTCACAATTGGTTGTAGTTCATATGAACTTATTAGGGTAATCGTTTTACTAGTGTAATGCTACGGCGTTTGCTTCTACGTTTGTTTAATTCAATGATACTACAAACAGGACCATGTAGTATTGTGAGACTTTTGTTGTTAAAAGTTCTTATATAGGGCTTGAATATAGTCCATTCGTCTTTTAAAAATAGATTAATCGGTATTAATCTGTTAGATTCCCACCACCAAACATCTCCTAGTTCTAGGAATTTCTCTTTAACATCATTGTCTATTATAGCACCGTAATCGTATATAGTGGTGACAATATCGTCTCGGTTCTGGACAATTCCTACATAATCCTGATTTGCGTAGGAACAAATGGTTATGAAAGGGTGATTTTCGCTTAGGCGTTTAAAAAACTCGTTTTGTATCATTAAAATTATAGTCTCGGATATATTTATCACCCTTCCCAAACCAATAATAAATTAATATATATGGGAGACTAAATACACAATAGGAGATTACATTTGTGTACTCAACCCAAGTTTTCATTTATACACAACGCCAGATCGTTGTATTATTATCAGGATATTCGCCAAGGAGTTATATGCCTCAGTATGCCAAACCACTGACCCTACACAAAGGTGTGGACAATCAAATACAGTTCCAGTTCTTAAATCAAGAACAAAAACCGGTAGATATTACCGGTAAATCTATTACATGTAGGATTATTAACTATACCGGCGGAGCAGTATTATTACAAAAAGCATTGACATTACAATTACCTGCAACCGGTATAGCCGCATTGATTATAGGTCCTGCAGAGATAGAAAATATTGACACACAAAAATGTTATTATTCACTAGAAATACCAGTAGGAGAGTTTGATTATCCTGTATTTGTTGACCAGAATGCAGGTGCACGTGGTGATCTGAATATTGTTAATAGCGTATTACCCAGCTTTATTCCTTCTGCGTCAGTTAGTATACCTACAGGGCAAATTTTCCCGAACACTTCCCCTAATGGAAATAGTGATAGTAATTTGATATATTACACTAGCGTTATCTCTACTAATAATAATCCTATATTAACTCTACAAGCACAATATATTGATTATTATGGAAATATTTCTATTGAGGGTTCTACAATTGTAGATGGAGATTGGTATCCTATCACAGCCGATACATATGATAATGTTGCTGATACAAAAGGTTATGTAGTTCAAGGATATCATCCGTATGTTAGAATGCAATTTGAAAGTAATTCCGGCGCAGTAACCAATATATTAGTAAGATAAGCAACCATAGTTGTTGATATTACAGTCGTAGTATGTTATACTATTACTAATGTTTGATATTTTATCCATAATTCCCGGCAAGAAAAAAACAACAAGTAGCGGATGGCATAGCTTTAATGCTATCTGTTGTAGCCATCTTGGTCACAAACCCGATCGTAGAATGCGTGGTGGTATTAAGTTTGACGGGCAAACTAACTGGTCTATGCATTGCTTTAACTGCGGATACAAATGTAACTTTGTATTAGGTCGTAGTATATCATACAAAACAAAACAACTATTGTTATGGTGTGGCATTGATGATACACAAATAGGTAAGTGGAGTTTAGAAAGCTTACAGCAAAAAGATTTACTTGATATAGTAATTCAAAAGAAAACTAAAATTAAAATCAAATTCAAGGATCATGAATTACCAGAAGGTGAAATGTTAGATGGAAATAATCCATTACACAAAGTATATATTGATTATGTAGAGTCTAGGGGGATAAATTATAATGAGTATCCGTTCTTAATAACACCTAATCTAAAAGGTCGTTACGCAAATAGAATAATCATCCCCTATACATATAAGAATAAAATTGTTGGCCACACCAGCAGATTCTTAGACAATAAAATACCAAAATATATCAACGAACAACAGCCGGGCTATGTGTTCAATATTGATATACAGAAACCTGAATGGCAAGTATGTATATTAACAGAAGGTATATTTGATGCATTAAGTATTGATGGTATAGCAATCATGCACGATGATATAAGCAATGAACAAGCACAATTGATTGCATCACTAAATAAACAAATTATTGTAGTTCCTGATAGAGATAAGACAGGTTTAAAGTTATGTGATAGAGCATTAGAATTAGGATATAGCGTTAGTTTACCTGATTGGGAATTGGATATTAAGGACGTCAACGATGCTGTTGTGAGATATGGCAAGTTGCCCACATTATTAAGCATCTTGCAAAGTGCTACGATGAGTAAAATAAAAATAGAAATACAGAGGAAGAAAATTGAGAAAACAATCGGACAATAAAGAATATAGTGTAGAATTACAAAAGTTGTTTTTGCAAATGATGCTTACAAATGCCGAGTTATATACCAGAGTTATGAATATTATGAACTCGGAGAACTTTGATAAATCATTGCGACCGGCAGCAGAGTTATTTAAAGAGCATACAACAAAATACGGAGTATTACCTGATAGCACACAAATTAAAGCATTAACCGGTATGGATCTTGAAGTCATCCCTGAATTGAGTCAAGGACATTATGATTGGTTCTTTGAAGAATTTGAAAGTTTTACTAAACGACAAGAACTAGAAAGAGCAATACTAAAAAGTGCTGACTTACTTGAGAAAGGTGATTTTGGTCCTGTTGAAAAACTAATTAAAGATGCAGTACAAATCAGTTTACAAAAAGACATGGGTACAGATTACTTTGCTGATCCTGCAGGTCGTATCAACAAATACTTTAATAGTGGTGGACAAGTTAGTACAGGCTGGCCACAGATGGATAAGATATTATATGGTGGTATGAGTCGTGGAGAATTGAATATCTTTGCAGGTGGTTCGGGATCTGGTAAAAGTCTTGTTATGATGAACATAGCATTGAATTGGTTACAAACAGGAATGAGCGGAGTATATGTTACATTAGAATTGAGTGAAGAATTGACTAGTTTGCGTACAGATGCAATGCTAACTAATATGGGAACAAGAGATATTCGTAAAGATATCGGATCAACAGAACTTAAAGTTAAGATGGTTGGTAAGAAAGCAGGACAATATCGTGTTAAAGGATTACCTGCACAAAGTAATGTAAATGATATCCGTGCTTATTTAAAAGAGGTACAAATACAAACAGGGATACGAATTGATTTTGTAATGATTGATTATTTGGATCTAGTAATGCCGGTCTCTGTTAAAGTCAATCCTAACGACCAATTTATTAAAGACAAGTATGTTGCTGAAGAATTGCGTAATTTATCAAAAGAGATGGGTATATTGATGGTTACGGCTAGTCAGTTGAATCGTAGTGCAGTAGATGAGATTGAATTTGACCACAGTCATATTGCAGGTGGTATCAGTAAGATTAATACAGCAGATAATGTGTTTGGTATCTTTACAAGTCGTAGTATGCGAGAGCGAGGTAAGTATCAGATTCAATGTATGAAAAGTCGTAGTTCAACTGGTGTAGGCATGAAAATTGATTTAGAGTATAATATTGAAACTATGCGTATTAGTGACAATGGGGGTGACGGTGAAGATAGTTATAAACCCCAACCTAGTGCTATTGATATTATGAATAAATTAAAACCACAATCTACACTACAATCAACAGAACCTATCATAGATCAAACTACAGGTGAGATTTTAGAACCAGAAAACAAGAAAGTTGTAGTAGATGTTCAGGGGTCAAAATTGAAGAATTTGCTTAACAGTTTAAAGAAATAAAACCGTAAAATAGATAAATACTATTAGGAAACTATTATGCAAAAACAAACTCGCAGCCTTCTGCAGGAATTGGAAGCTATCGGCAATAATCGTGATACAAGTCATGTTATTGAGAGTAGAGCCCACAATATCATTACCAGTGCAATCAATCTATTAGAGATGATTAATAGAAATTATCCTAAAGAACAAGCAGAAATATTAGAGAGAAAATTGCTTGGGGCGATTAAATCCCGTGATCAAGGCAAGTTCTCAAAGTCAATAAAGAAAAATAGCGACAAAGAGCAGTTATGAATTTAGCGGAAACACTAGCATTACTTAAATCTAAAATTGACAAACTATCTATTAATGAAGATAAAGGTCATTTAGACCATCCTGAAGATTTAATCTTTTTGGGAGGAAGTGAGGGTGCTAATCGTGCGATACAATCTACGATTGCTACAGTAAAAAATCCAGCAACAGTTACAATCAAATGGGATGGATATCCTGCATTAATATTTGGACGTAATAGTTCAGGTAAGTTTAGTATTATGGACAAGCATATGTTCAATAAGAAAGACGGTACAGGACGTCAAGTATTCAGTCCTGAACAATTTGTTCAATATGACCAAGCACGTGGTGTAGAACGTGATAGTTTATGGCCTATTATCAATGAGATATGGCCTGGACTAGAAAAAGCTAGCAAAGGTGCTAAGGGGTATTATTGGGGTGATTTGTTATTCCATCAACCGTTAAATGACCAAAATGGTAGTTATGTTTTTAAAGCTAATCCTAATGGTATTACCTATAAAGTAGATGCCAATAGTTCAGTTGGACAATTGATGGGTGGAAAACGTGCTGGTATTGCAGTACATCAATATATTGATCCTAACGCAATGACAACAGATGATGCTGTTACATTGAATGGTAATATAGGGCAATTGAAGAATAATAGTGATGTAGCTATAGTTCCTAGTGCTATGCCAACAGCTCCTAAGCTTAAGATAGATACTACATTAGTAAAGAATGCACAGAATGCAATTAAGAAATATGGTCCTGCAGTAGACCAACTAATGAATACTGCTCCTCAAGCACGTAATACATTTAATCAATTGTTTACTGTATATATTAACAAGAAGATTGTTGCTGGTGATTTAAACAATTTAGCTAGTGGGTTTATGGATTTCGTAGAAGCTAGACCCATGACAGATAAAATGAAGTCTAAGATTTCAGAACATTTAAATCAAAACAAAGATGCTATAATAGGTGCGTTTACTATATGGTCTGCACTATACACTCTTAAAATGTCTGTAGTTAATCAACTTAATAAAGCCGCAGAAGTTAGTCCGGTCAAAGGATATTTACAAGATGGTACCGAAACACATGAAGGTTTTGTAGCAAATGGACTAAAATTTGTAGATAGAATGGGTTTTAGTCGTCAGAATTTAGCCGGAAGATAAGCCTAATCCTGGATTTTTTGTTACCAGGCATAAATAATAGTAGAGCTATATGCTCACAAACTTAAAGGAATTTTATCATGGCACAATTTACACGCACAAACGGTGACTATCTACCAGTTATTAACTACGATAGCCCAGCTTATACTAACTCTGGTGTTAACGCTGTTACTTCAGCCGCAACAGTTCAACCTCAAGGTCCTAAGTTAGACTTTTTCACTGTCACATTTGATGGTGCATTGACTACAACTCAATTGAACACAGCAGTTCAAACTATTCAGCAACTATGCACAATTTACATGTATGAGTATACAGATGATACTAATGATACATTAGCTATTGCTGTTTATCCAGTTGGCGCATGGACAACTACATCTTTAGACACTGCTTTGACAGCGGCTGTTGAAGCTGTTACAGTTGCCGCTTCTGCAACATTCACAGGTTAATTTTTAACTTGAATAAAAGGACCCGAGAAATTCTCGGGTTTTTTTACCTCTATTAAATAGTAGTATGAGTTTTACTATTACTTGCTACACGCTATTTGATATTACCCCTACTGGGGTAATGAATAGACATCGTCCTGTAGTTGATGAAGAAATACCAAATTGGTTACAAAAAAGAAATACACAATGTAATTTTGATACAGTGATACAATCAATCTCATTAAGAAGTCAACCTGACGTTACTAGAAATCCAGAAAAAATACAAATACGATTTGACGAATTAACTAACTTTGGATTTTTATATCAACAAATTGAAAATGAAACATATGATTGTTGGTCATTTGACTTTGACATTCAACATCCTAGTGTGTTTAATGATGGTATAAATGAGTTAGGAGCATTATATAGTGATTGTGATACAGTTCCTATGATTAAAACTGATACTGCTTGGAATAAACTTCCTGCGTTTTTAGACACATCAGATGAACTTAGAAATATATATTTTAAAGTAGTAAACTATGGTTAAACGTAATAATCCAGAAAAACAATTAGAAAAACTAATGAAATCTGACTTTATAGATGAGTTAGAAGATGTTATTATTTTTCAAAATACTGATGGAAGTTATGAATTATTCAATACATATCACATCAATAAAACTGTGACAAATGAATATATAGTAACAATGTCTACAACTTTTACCACGCATCATTTTTATACATTAAAACATGCTGTTGCTTGGTGTACATATGATAAACGTAATTTATTGTATCAAGCACAAAGGATATTATTATTGGATAATTTACTATCTGGATTGGAAGTTGATATATCTTTGCATACCAAAATATTTAAAAATACTAAAAATTCCGATGATAAATTGATTTTTTTAGCCAAACTAAGTGAAGATAAGCTGAAAAAACGACATATTACAGATGAGTTATACACTTATATTAACGATTCTAAGCGTTGGCAGAACAACAGATTTAACAGAAAACCCGTACAATAAAACAAAAAAGATAAATACTTTATATTAGTCTTGGAATATAACTATGAAACTAACTGAATTTGACAACAAAAAAATATCAACTGCTAAACAAGCGTTGAATGAACACTATTCTCTTC